GTTATTTAGGCAACAAAAAAGCCGCCCGAAGGCGGCTGCTTAATTCTGTTTTGGTTTATTTGAGATTTTCCAGAGGCGGGTTAAATCTAAACCACATATCTAAAGGTTTAAATTCTCCAGCCTCAATCTTTTGAACGTACTCTTGATAATAAGCATCCAGACGGCTTTCTGGTGCAGTAAAAATCTCAGTTAGCCATTCGTTTGCATAATCTTTAATAGCGGCATAGGAAAATAACGCACGCCGATATTGTTCAGAAGGATCCTCTGGCTTTCCATTGCAGGTAAGAACTATTATTTTTTCCAGGTACGAATCCACATATCCCGCTGGAGGAAGTTGTGACAGCACAGAAAAGAGTGTGAGGATAAACCTGTCTGTAACCTTTTCTCCAAACTTAAGATTGTTCAGTAGTTCAAAACGCAAACAGATATTGAAAATGTTCCAATACGGCTTGAGCTGTTCTTTATTTCCATTGCTGTAGAAAAGGCCCAGGAGTTCTACAAGTTCTTTTTTGGCTTTTATCTCACAGTTGACAACGGCTTGAGAGGCTATTTCCCCTATTACGAAGGCATAAATATACGAAAGGTACAGTTCGCTTTGTTTCTTTGAAAAATAGCTGAAAAACCCTCGATTTCTCTGGATCCAGGCGTAAAGAGTTTTATTCCTTTCCTGCTTAGGATCACAACAGGCGAGTGTTGCACGTGCTGCGACTGTGCCTCCATAAGCGAAGAGCGATTGTATTCTCTTATGTAATCGTGCCGTTTCGTAATATTCTTTATCGCTGTAATAAGTCTCAGTCATAGCTGATCCTTTAGTCATATCTTTTCAGATTCAATGAATTGACCATACGGCCAAATACAATCACTCGGCTTTCGACCTCAGCAAGCCGAATTTCAAACGGGTCATACAGGCGATTGTCGGAAATAAAACGGAGACTTCCTGGCACGCGCTGTACACGTTTTAAATAAAGATCATTATCAATCAGCACGCAGAAAACGCCGTCACGCTTAGTGATCTCAGTGTCAAACCTATCAATTACAACTAGGTCCCCATTCTTCAGAGTGGGCTCCATGGAATCTCCGGCTGCAGTGATGATTTCATATCCATTCTCACGGATCTGATTGATGTTTTCTTTGAACCAAACACGTGAGACGCCCATGAGGTCTACATAGGCCTCATCCTCATAATTTTGTACTCCCGCTGCACCGCAGCAGGCAGAAACATTCAGGCGCCGCAAATAGATCAAATCATCTTCTTCCGGGAACGCCTCATTACTATGGTCTGCATCCATCCAACCGTACCCTAAGGACAACTGATCTTCCAAAGACCTAGCAATTTTGTCTCCCATGTTTTTTGGATTACCAGTCTTTGTATCCTTAGCTTGATTCAATATTTGACCAAGGGTTGCATCAGATTTTTTGCGTCCTAGCTTCTCGTTGAGCTTAACTAAGCTGCCTTCACGCTCAACCAAAAGGCGTAGGTTCTCACGCCTGTTCTGTTTTACATCACGCATGATTCTATCCTTAGCTTGATAGTGAAATATTAATCTTCACTATTATCAATCATTAGTGTTACACTATCTATTATTTATTAACGTTTCACTATTGCTATGAACGCACTTGATAGTTTTTTACGACAACAGAAAAGAGGTGCTGCCGCTGACTTGGCGCGTCGTATCAACGTTCCTGCTGTGCTTATTTCTCAGTGGCGTCATTCTGTACAGCGTGTTCCGGAAGACAAGTGTTTGATGATCGAAAGCGCAACAGAAGGAAGAGTCAGGTGTGAAGACCTTCGGCCGGACATTCCTTGGTTTGTTATTCGAGGCAAAAAATGAGCTTTTCTGCAATTCGCTGGGCACTCGCACAGGATTCTCTTGATGACCCAAGAGAAGCCCTGCTTCTGGTCGTGCTCTCGGATTACTACAACGACAAAACGTGTCAATGCAATCCGTCCAGAGAAGCACTGATGAAAAAATCCAGGATTGGAAACAGCAACACGCTCACTACAAAATTGATGTCGTTGCAAAAGAAAGGACTGATTCAGATTTTTTCAAAGGTTGGCAAGAGTAACCAGTACGGATTAAACATTACCACCTTCAATACTGAAGTACCTTCAAAAGTGAAGCACCTTCAGAACTTAAGTACCTTCAGTACTGAAGCACCACCTACTTCAGAACTGAAGCACGAACCTATTAATGAACCTATAAAGGAACCTATTAATAACTCTATAGAGAGCGCACCAAACTTTTCTTTGACTGCTCCAGAGAAGACAACTATTTCCAAACCGGAAACAGTTGAGAAAAAACCAAAGCGCCCGAAGAAGGAAAAGGTGCCATGTCCTTATAACGAGGATGACCCAATTCCGGAAGAGTTTTTGAAGATCGCTCAGAAGCACAACATTCAAGACCCACAGCAGTTGTTTTCAAAGATGGTCGCTTACTGCAAAGCAAACGGAAAACAGTACGCAGATTACAAAGCCGCATTCACAACGTGGTGTCTCAACGAATCCAAGTGGCAGCAGCAGAAGCCGCCCAATCAAACCTCCAAACCCTTCGCCTACGAACCGCCTGGCGGATTCACAGAAGAGTACTACCGAGAGCAGTGCAAATTTGATAAAGACGGGAATTTAATACTATGAACAACACCGAAATCAAAAATCTCAAAGCCGTTAATACCATTCTCGGAAAATTGGAAATACGGCAAGTTAAAACAAATTGCCCATTGCACGGGGAATACCTTGCAAATCAAGTCTGGTTAAGCGGACAGATCAAGGAAGTAAGCGAATGTCCTGAATGTTTTAAGCTCAAAGAAGCTCGAAGGGCTATTGATGAAGAGAAGGCAAGGAAAGAGGAAGCCGAGAGAAACCGCAAGCAAAGAATTGTAGAAACCCGTATGCCTCTTGAGTATCAAACCAAAGACTTCTCAACCTTCATTCAAGAGACAGACAGCCAAAAGGCCGCTTTCAAATTGGCAAGACGTTTTGTTAAAGGCTGGGAGAAGGCAAAAGCAGGCGGATATGGACTTCTGTTTTTGGGAAGCTGCGGGACTGGGAAGACACATCTTGCCTGCGCAATCATGATCGAGCTTCTCAAAGAGTACGCATTCTCTTATCCAAGGTATTACAAAGCAAGCGAAATCTTCTCGGCCGTCCGCAGCACATACCAGGCTGGAGCTTCAACAAACGAAGAGGAAACGCTGAAGTTCTTTTCTTCGATTCAGCTTTTGGTAATTGATGAAGTCGGTGTTCAAAAAGGCTCGGAGGCTGAAAAGAGGATTCTCTTTTCCATTCTCGACAATCGTGTGACTTCGAACAAGCCATCGATCCTTCTCAGCAATCTCGGACCTAAAGCGCTGGAGGAACTTCTCGGAGATCGTCTTTATGACCGCATTCGCTCTAAATGCGTGCCGATGCTTTTTGCCGGAACTTCAATGCGCAAACCTGCGACGGCTGATCTTTTCGATTGAGGTGCGTCATGTCTGATTCAGCTTGGACACTGCTAATGATTATTTTGGCGCCGGTGGTGTTCGTGAATGTGGTTCTGTTCGGGTTGCTTGTCCGGGCGGCCTTTGAAACCCGAAAGGAGAAAAAGAATGCAAATTGACCGAATAAAGGGAATGGAAGTTGTCCGTTGGACTGACGAGGAATACCGGAACCTCTACGGGGAGTCCGTGTCAGATCGATACAGGTGGGCTAGTGAGTTAGGAGCAGACCCGGATAAAGTTAGAACGGCAACTCTGAAAGCGTGGGGACTGCTTAAACGCAATTCCGATCTAATCGGTGAAGAGCCTCTTAGGAGGAAGCATGAGGTTTGATCTTGAGGACGTTGCTTATCTTTCTATGTGCGGTGTGGTGTTCTTGTTAATCGCATTTATTTTGTGGCTACAGAATAAGGATTGATCATGACCGGCTGTTGCCTTTATTGCGCTCACGCGGCTTCCTATTGGATTGACGCACAAGGCAAGAAGCGTGTACCACCAGTTAAATCGTTCGGAGACATGAATATCTATTGTTTACACGAATCTCGCGCACCGGGCGAGTGCTATCCAATTAGTTTCGCACGTTGCACACGTTTCAAACGTGCGCAAGACGACCAAATTCAACGCAGGAGAGACTTCTTTTCACAGTTTGAACGTTGGCCTTCGCACGCTCAGATCATCGCTCAACGGAACTCTAATGTTCTGGAAACAGCATCAAAGAATTCAATCAAACCACACAAACTCAATCAGGAGGGATAAATGAAAAGGTTTTTACAAGCAAAAGGCAGACTCAAGATCGGTGAAATGAACCGTACCGAGGCGGCCTATCGAGATTACCTTGAGCAACAGAAAAATGCCGGGTTAATTCTCAAATATTGGTTTGAGCGGTTCACGTGGAAGATAGCCTCAAACCGATGCTCGTACACGCCTGATTTTCTGGTCATGCGTCCGGATAGAACGCTAGAGCTTCATGAAGTTAAGGGATCTCTAAAAATTTTTGCCGATGATGCCAAAGTGAAGTGCAAGGTCTGTGCTGATGAGTGCCCGATTCCGCTGTTTGTCGTCACGCCTAAACCGAAGAAAGAGGGAGGGGGCTGGAATGTATTGGCCTACTAGCACTGAAGGTTATGTTTTCTGGATGATCAATTGCTACGTCGCGATGTTCGTCTTCCTTTGGATCTTCAAATGGATTACGGATTATTTAGAACGCCGCGACAAACTCAGAAAAAAGGTTGAGTTCTGGGGGCTATCAGCTCTCGGGATTATTTATCTCTACTGCCTGTTTAGCTACGTGAGGACTCTTGGATGACAGAAACAGAACAAAAACTCATTGACGATCTCAGACCTCGTTTGGACAACTGGCGCCGGGCATATCGTGATCGTGTTGTTAAAAACGTCTCAATTGCTTACGCGGTAGAGAGAGCTCTCGCACTGACAAGAAACAAGACGGATTTCTCTGAGGACTACACAGAGGATGATGGCAACAGCGGCATGAAGGCCCGCGAAGTCGACATGAGGGACGCGGATTTTCTCAATGTCGTTTGGCAAAACTTCTCGGCGCCGGGAACCGAAGTTCTCTCTATCGGAACCCATGGGTTGAATGTCCGGACAGCGAAACTGATTGTTCTGCTATATGTGTTTGGCTCCCAGTCTTCATTGAGCAAGGCAGGTAAGCGAATCTGGAACATCAAGCGGAGAAAGCTTGATCGGTGGACTGAAGATGCCTTGATATTTTTCGCTTTTCGAATTCGATATTTCGAACAAATCAACGAAAGGAAGGTTAAAGATGCTTTTTAAGATGAACCTATTTATTTTTTCTCGGAGTCTCGCTATACTGACCTCGCTGTTGAACAACAGCGCGGGATTGGCGTCCCGCAAGGGTTTAGGCGATCAGTCGCCGAAAGGCGTTTTTTTATAGCTGATTGCAAGGGGATGGCGAAACGCCACCTCCTTTAAAAGTCTCTTATGAGCGAGGCTTTGGGAGTATCTAAAGATACGCCGTAACCTAAACTACGGGACGCCAATCCCAAAAGCCTTGCTCTCCACATTGGCGTGTGGAGACAAGTCCAAAAACTTGTTTAGGAGACAATTATGTCTAGTGCTTTATCTTTCACATTTGAGAATAAATCTCTTACTATTCTCGGCACAGTTCTTAACCCGCTCTTTGTAGCAAAGCAGGTCTGCTTAGCTCTTGGATTTAAAGATACTATCAATGCAGTTAAAACTCACTGCGACCCCGAAGACGTTTGTAAAGTCGAGGTTCAAACCAACGGCGGCAAACAGTTAGTCAACTGCGTAAACGAAAGCGGCCTGTACGCCTTGATCTTCGGCTCGAAACTTCCGAAGGCAAAACAATTCAAGCGCTGGGTCACGAATGAGGTTTTACCGGCTATTCGCAGGGCCGGACGCTACGAAGTTCCAACAGGTGACACGATCACCAACGCGCAACAAGTTGCCATCCAACAGGCAGTAGCAAGACGCGCAAAGAAAACGGCTGTGTACTATCAGACGATCTACCGCGCAATCAAGGCGCGCTACCAAATCCCACGCTACACGGAACTCAAACAATCGCAGTTCGAGGACTGCCTGCGTTTTATTGAAGTAGTTGACTTGAGCGTACCTGAAGTGCCAGCCTCTGAGCCTACCAAGACTGAAAGACAACGATACGTTGTTTACGCGGATTTCTTGAAGACCCTGCAAGTGTTCTGCTACTACCAGCGCTACCTTTTCAGAAAACCTCTGATGCAGGCAATGCGGGTCATGCTGGCTTTGGATGTTCCGGACGCAAGTAAGCTGTGGGATGCGGTGAACGATTTAAATCTTGTAAAGCTTGAACGTTCGCTCGACGATCTCGGGTTTTCAGTCAAAGACCTCGACTGTTACAAGCATTGGGCGCTGACGCATACCGCTCAATAAGCAAACCTTACTCAACCCAAGCCCCTCCAGTGCGAGGGGCTTCTTTTTGGTGTATAGTCACAAGTAGACAATTTCAAGCCTGTTTGCCAGGCCGCCTAGAGGCTTAAAGATGACGGTTCCTTGCGGAGGAACCGGTGTGTCCGAAGAGAACGAGACACAAAGCGTTAAGCCAGGCGATTACGAGAGCTCCGATTCCGGGGCTTTTTTGTGTGCGCCCAGCATGGCGCACTTCTATAGGGTGAGAATCCCGAACCCGCCCGATGAGGGGAAGGGTTAGCGAC